ACTGAAACGCCTGATGATTTTACGCCAATGATTTTCTCTGGTGATATATTATACTGCATAATTAAATGTGGATATAGTGAATTAATATCAAAAGAAACAATCCAGTTGTGCATACCAGTTAACGGTTCTTTTACATATGCGCCATCATATTTTGTTTCCTTAACATTGTCTTCCTTTGGTGGTACAACTATATTTTCTTTTCTTAAAAAATTATATATTATCATATCCCACATTCTAACCTGTGAAAACACATCATTGTAATTTACTTTTGCCTCATAAGCCATAGTCAATACTAATTCAATAAGTTTAAGTTTATCTTCTAAACCATCAACGATTTCAACGTCTTGTATATTGTAATCTATAAATGATTGAAAGTCTTTGGTATACCATTCTCTAAAAGTATCATAAGGCATTTCATCTTTACCTTTACCAAGTTCTATTTTACCAATATAATCTAGTTTATAACTTTCTGGTTTTACTGGTATGAATTTTTTATATAAATCTAAATAATCTAACATCACAATACCAAATATATTATAATGTGTTTGTGGTCTACCTCTTACTACTATCTGTTCTCTTTCGACTAAATTCCAAGGTGAAAATCTTTTAATAACTTTTTCATCCGTTAGTGCAACTATACGATTAAACAAATATGGTATATCAAAAAATTTTGTATTCCAACCTGTAATAACATCTGGATAATTCTTCATCCAGAATTTCATAAACTCCATAATTAAAGACTTTTCGTTTCTACATCTTACATAAGTTACATCTGTTCTGTCTGTTTTAAACTCACCTGTACCCCATGTTATAATTTGTTTATTAGATTGATTTTTAACTGTAATTGCTAGTAATTCTTCTATTGGGTTTTCTATATCAGGGAAACCATTTTCTGCACCACACTCTATATCGACTGTAAATATTTTAATAGCATCTTTAGAGAATTGCATATCATTAGGATAACTATCAGAAATATATTGATATTGGTATCTATCCATACCAAAGATTGGTGCGTTACCTAAATTATAATTCTTTTTAAACTCTCTTGCTTTTGAAATAGATTTAAATGTGATAGGTTTTAGATATTGACCATTAAGAGTTTTATGTTCTGTTTGCTCTTGTGTCATAGCATATAGCGTAGGACAATAATCAATCTTCTCTTTAAACTCTTTACCTTCGTGTACGCCACGAACCAAAAGTTTACCTCTGTGCTCAACTACATTTTTATAAAAGTTCATCATCCTTCAAATGAAAAGTTATATTATCAAGTTCTTTAGTTAATTGGATTTGACAACCTAATCTACTAATACCTTTTTTATAACCTTTCTCATACTCTAATAATTCTTGTTCAGGTTTATTATAATCTATTATACCAAGTTTGTCAATCCATGCATTGTTTACATAGACGTGACAAGTTGCACAAGCACAACAGCCACCACAGTCACCTGGTACTTCTTCCAAGTTTGCCTCTCGTGCTGCTTCCATTACAGTCCAACCAATTGGCACCTTTACTTGGACTTTTTCATTATTTGTCCGTATAAAGTTTACTGTAATCACTAATTATCTAATTTTGGTAACTTTGTTTCTGTTATTAAACTACTATTTGGTTGTATAATACGACTAGTATTTTGACTATAAGATTTTAGTATTTCTTCTTTTGGCTCTATTGAGAAAACAATTTTATCTTTAGATACTGTAACTGTATCGCCTTTACCGTATGGTGAGTAAAGGGACATCATCAACTGAACAGGTTTTCCTGGGCCTAATTGTTGAGGTATGATAACAAATGGTTTGTTTAAACTTATACCTTGATCGTTCTCACCTATTTTGGCTATGACATCTTCGCCTGTAACCAATCTTAATATTTTCACTTCTGACATAATATCTCCTATTTGTGTTTCATTATACCATAATTTAGTAGATTTGTCAATACTATTTTTTATCAAACCCTACTTTATCTGGCTTTCCTTCTTTTTCAATTGGTCTCAATCTTTTACTTAACACAAAAGTTCTGTTAGGATTGACACTCAAATTCATTAATCTCATTAAATCTCTATTGACTAACAGATCAGAACCTGATCTTGGTCTCTGATCTAAACCTACTTCTACATCTTTATATGTAAAACCATTAAATGTAATATCCATTAATACTGTAGGTCTTATTTCTGATGGTTCATCTGTGGCATTTGATCTGAATACTTCACTTTTTCCGTGTCTTGGTTTTGTAAAAGTTTTACCATCATATTTCCATTTGACAATTTTGCCATCTGATATAATTTCATCAGCATGTAATGCACAAGCTTTAGAACCATTACCAGTGTCAAATTTACATCTTACTTTACCAATATCTTCTAGGTCGATTGTTTCTAACCAACCACATTCTACAAGTGATTGTCTATCCCAATGTGATCTATCTTGTACCCAATCTATAACATTGGACATCATTTTTTCACCATCTATTCTACCAGCTGGCTCTGCATCAGCATAATAATCTCTATGTTGATAACCTTCGTAATCAGCACCCGATCCTGGACTACCATTAATTTCTAATAAGTAGGGTTTACCTTTATGTATAATATGGTCAACACCTACCATGTATGCTTTTGAAGCTCTAGCAGTTTTTAAAACTAATTCTTTTTCTTCTTTACTTAATATATAAGGTTCTGCCTCTGCACCTCTATGTGTATTTGATCTGAAATCATAAGAACTGTGACTTCTTTTCGTACTAGCAAATATTTTATTATCAACACAGAAAGTTCTAACATCAAAATCACTAGGCATATATTCTTGTATTAATACTTCTGCTTCTAATTTCCACATTGCTTGTAGCGTTGCCACAAGACCTTCATAACTTTCTATTTTAATTACACCAACACCTTGAGTTCCAGTTAGTGTTTTTAAGATTATTGGAAATTTTCCACCAACCATGTCTAATGCTGTTTTAATATTATTCTCGTTAGAAACATATGCTGTTCTAGGTGTAGGTATTCCATACTTTTCAAATAATAATGCAGTTGTAAGTTTATTATCACAAGTTAACATTGCTGCTCTAGTATTAATCATAAATGCTTGTGAGTTTTGAAAAGCAGAGATAATAGATAATCCAGCTTCATCTTCTAATGCACCACCTCTAACTATACAAACAGTATCTCTACCAGTAAATGTATGTTCAGCATTCTTACCATCATAATTTGATACCGTTAATGTACCTTTGTCTTCATCTTTTGATGTGATAATTGTTGATTTAGTATTTACTATAATACACTTAATGCTCTTTTTCTTACACGCTTTTGTTATAAGATCAGCAGTTGTATTTTCTTTAGGGTCTTTTGAATCTGCTACCGTTACAATAGCAACTGTTATAGGATTGCTTTTACGACCTACATCTGTTTCTGTGATAAATTCTTTAAACTTTGGTACTTGCATTTACTTCTCATCTTCAGTCTTTTCAACTTTTTTACCAATGTTATATTTTGCTGATAGATTCCATTCTTTCTTTTCTTTAAAAGGTAAAACCTTTATCTGACTTAATGGAGCTTTATTATCTGTAGCTTGTTTTATAACAACATCAATTAAATTCCAATCTTGTAATAAGACTGCTATTGTGTTTCTTCTTTGTATATCGTTTTCTGATAGTGTAGATGTTTTACCATCTAAAGCAAATAACTCTTTAAAGTGTACAATAAAATATTTACCTTGTTTATGTAATATATGACAAGATTGAAATAGTGTTTTATCTTTTCTGCTTGCAACACCTATTCGTGTTAAAGTTTCTCTTACTTTTAAAAAATCATCAGGTTTATTTATAGTGACCTCTAACATATCCTCTGGAGACCACTGTATCTCATTACTCATCTTTTTCTCCCACCTGTATTCAACTTCTGTTTAATACTTTCAATTTGTTTTTTGGACAGTATTGTTAGAGCCTCTCTCGCTTTTTCGTTACTATATCCATAATAATTTTTAACAAATTCTAATTCGTTAATTTTAGATTTAGAAAGCCACTTGCCTCCAAATCTTTTTTTCTTCCTAACACTATTTAGTAAAAAATGAAACTGTAGTTTCTTTGATAAAAAGTGGTAACCATTCATCTCATTTGCTGCCATTAATGTATCATAGAACATTGATAAACAACGATTAATTACATATGGCGGATATTTCTTTTCCCAAGTAATATCTTCCGAATCTAATAACGGACTTTTTGTTTCATTGATTGCCTTTAAATAATCTTTCAATTCGTACATTATATTTTCAATCCTATTGTTCTTGTATCTGATATTTTACCTTTTAAAAAAGTATTAAATGCCAAACTTATTCTAGTTTTATTTTGTGTATTAGTAAGAACCCCATGTCTAATACCTGATGGAAATAAAATTAATTGACCTGTATCTACTGGATAACTCCAAGATGGACAATTATATAAATTGTACTGATCCGTTTCAATGTCAAATAAAATATCATCCTGATAAAACTGTATGGAATCATCATCAGTTGTATTCAAATAAAACACCCCACTCAAATAGCTATTGGAGTGTTTATGAGGATGATGTTTTTCGTTTTGATTGGTATAGTTTACCCAAGACTCTGTTATATAAATTTCCATATCAAATTTTGGATTTAATATGTTATCTCTATAATTATTTAAATTTTTTATTAACCAAGTTTTTATATCAGCATAAGCAGGGTGCTCCAACACATTAATATTTTGTGATATAGAATTATTACTATTTAAATTAGTATTCCTACCTAAAATCTCTGTGTATTGTTTTTCAGCTCCAGTAAAATCTCTACCTAAAAAAGATGAATATACTAGTTTGGGAAACAAACTAAAGTAACTAACTTTTTCCATTTCTTCGTCTTCTATCAATTCCTCTGCCCATATAGTGGTCACCTGGCTCATAGTTCCATCTCTTGCCATGGTGTCCTCTTACATCAGCATACCACATTCTTACTTTAACAATAATTTTTCTTAAATATAAAATCATTTAAACTTACATCCTGCCATTATTTCGGTTAAACACGCAACCATATTTATCTCTTGGTCAGCTACAAACGCTGATTTATATTGGTATCCAGCAATAATTAATACTGCTTGTGGAATAGATTTGGGTTCTAAATGATTATATAATACATCATAAACACTACTAAAAAGAGATGATGGTTCTTTATCTAAATTTTGAATTACCCATTTTCTCATTCCATTAAAATCTTTTTCTTTAAGTTTTACAATGAGTTCTTTTGTATTTGCCTCAGATAAACTAAATAAAATACCACTATCAATCTTACCCCTTACAGAATATCTTTGTAATTCATTGATTGTTCTTCTAAAGTCTGGATAAAATTTTTGTATTAGTTCTGCTAGTATTTTTTTATCATACTCTACATCCTCCCCTTTTAACACGTTTTCTAGGCGATTTAAGAAGGCTGTAGCAGTCTTTACTCGTTGACCATTAGTAATACGAAAATCAATCACCGTACAACGACTATGTAACGCTGGTATGATTTTATTCTTATAATTACAAGTAAATATGAATCTACAATTATTGTAAAATGTTTCAATGAAATTTCTTAAGGCAGGTTGAACACTGTCAGCATTCATATAATCTGCTTCATCTACAATTACAACTTTATGATTAGATTCTTTAGTAAGAGATACAGTTGCAGCAAAGTTTTTAATTTTGTGTCTTAACGTATCAATCTGACGACCTTCATCTGAACCATTTATGATAATATAATCTGCACCTAGTTCTTCACATAATGCTCTGGCAACAGTAGTCTTACCTGTACCAGCACTACCTGATAATAGTAGATTAGGTATCTCTTTTTGTTTTAGAAACTCAGTAAATGTACTTTTTAAATCTTCTGTAAGAATACACTCACTAATTTTTTTCGGACGGTATTTCTCAACCCATAAAAAATCCGACATAATATAAACCTCACTTTATTCATTATTTAATCTTCCATTGTAAAATCATCTACAATATCCACATCAACATCATATCCACCTTTACGATCTGTCCAAAGGTCTTCGTGTCTTTCATAGTCATGGTCTGATACAAAATCACTTACTTTATCTGCTAGTTCTCTATCTTCATCTGTATTATTTTTATCGTTCCAGTCAAAATAAAGACCTTTTTCAAAGTTAACTAAACTACCAAACTCATCTATAATATCTTTTACTGATATTTCTCTGTTGATATAATGTGTTGTTTGATGATACTCTTTAGTTTCTACTTTTATATAACCATTTTTCGGATATGCTGTTCCATCTTCAAGCCTTACAACATCAGCATTTTTATCTTCTTCTACTGATGTCATAGATTTTTTATCTTCACTCATTTAAAACTCCGAGTCAGGCTCTAAAGCAATCCAGTATTTTATAGGTTTGTTTCTATTAATGAAGCTACTAATTTTAGATTTTGAAATAGCAACATCATAATCATCTGATATAATTTTAAAGTTTTCTGCTTTAAAGTATGCAGTAAACTTTTTATCTGTTTCACCAATACTAATTGAATAATCATTTGATGATTTATTCTTTTTATCAAGTGCAACTAAAGAAATTGTTTTACCATTACCTTTAACAGCAACATCAGGTAAATTTAAAGTGTTTACAGCTTTTTGTAATTTACCAAAGTCATCTTTTTTAAGAGTAAACGCCACTGTCTTATCTGGCATATTAATGCCTTTAGACGGCGCAACGATAACTGATTTATCAGCAAAGAAATACTTAATTGATTGTTTTGTTTTATCATCAGCGATTGTTACATACTCGCCACCGTTTAGTTTAAATGCAGGTTTCTCAAACAGCTCTACTGCTCTCAAAAACTCTGGTAAATCATAAATTCCAAATTC